TTAAGTCGAAACACCTCAAATGAGGTGTCGCCGGGAGATGGACTACCCGTGCCTGATGATGACAGTCCAGAAAGGGAAATAACAATGAAAAAATTGTCAGATGTAAATCAAGTTATGCTGGATGATATCGCTACATATATGGTAGACGAAATCAGAGAACAAGTACACTGCGAGCTTGCGCCTTGTATGCCGGAGGAATTTTTAACAAGATACCTACAACTTGATCCAGCTTTTGAAGAATTATTATCAAGTGAATTTAATATTGATGTCGATTGATGAAAGGCCAAAAAAATAATTGGGGGCTTGAAAGGAGGTAAAATGACAAACATATTATTAATAATTATCCTAGCTGAGTTAATTATGGTAATTGCCAATCAGTTCATCGGGGGGGACTGAAAACGTAATACATATAGAAAGGTTAAAAGGTGGGAATATGTTAAACACAACTTATAACTATAATGTAGCAGTAAAGAATGACGTTTTGGATTATCTCAGAAATGAAGTAAACTTGTCAGAATTTGAAGACTTGGAAGAGTTAGAGCAGTCACTTAATGATGACTTATGGACAGTGGACAGCGTAACCGGAAACGCAAGCGGAAGTTATACATTTAATCGCTATCAGGCTCAGGAATATGTTATGGATAACATCGAGTTGTTAAATGAGGCTTGCGAAGAGTTTGGAACTAATACGGAAACAGTCGGAGAAAAATTCTTGAATGAAGAATTTGAATGGATGGATGTTACTATCAGATGCTACTTGTTAGCTCAGGCAATCAGTGAAGCACTAGAAGAAGTTGAAGACGAGTTCAACGCAGCACACGAGAATAGCGAAGAATAGAACCATGACGCTCACCAATTTGCGGAAAATGAAATTGAAGTGATGGCAATGTATGAAAAATGGCGATGAACTGGATAAGGAGGTGAATAAAATATGCATGATTATTTGAAAGGTCAATTGATTGAAAACGTAATACTTTTGTAACACTTTTGTAACCATTATAGCACTAAAATATGCTATACTCTAATTGTGGCAGAAAATGAATCCCCCGAACTCCTGAATAGGCCGGTCCGCCACACCCGGCCAGAATAGTGAGGTAGATATGTTAAATGATATTGTAGGCCAATTTATTGAGTCTCAAAATATGAAACTGTGCTATCAGTTTTGGGAAGAGAATACAGAGACATTAATTGTCGAATATATAAATACAACTTATAAACTCAGGTTTTTATGCGAAACTAGCACACGTATACCAGAACTATTGATTTTGAAATATATAAATTGCAAATACATTGATGTTCAATTTTTCTCAATCAATAAAATTTAAGTCGAAACACCTCAAATGAGGTGTCGCCGGGAGATGGACTACCCGTGCCTGATGATGACAGTCCAGAAAGGGAAAACAAATGGCAAAAATGGTAACACGCACAATTTTATCAACAGAAGTAAAAGCAGTGACAGCTAATCTATCTGAAAATGTACTGGAAGAAGTAACTTATAACATTCCCGGGAAAATCACAAACAAAGACAAGGCATTGAACATTCTTAAAAAGGCTTACACAACTACCGTTAGAATCCCAACAACGGTAAATGAACTCACGCTTTGTGAAAAGCTTTATGGCATGCCGGAGGAAACCTTTATCGAATACGCGGTAGAACTTCCGCCTAGGGCGTCAAAGAAGGAGGTAGCTGAATAATGGCAGACTATAAAGCAACAGTTGAGGGTGCATCTTGGGAGATGTCAGCAAGGGAAAAGCTTAGGTACACGGATTTTACTGACGTAATCCAGATTGATGAGGCTACGCAAGCAGGAGACATAATTATTGACGTAGACAAATGGGTTGTAGTTATGGTTCACAACGAAAAATCTGATACAATAGACTATAAGAAATATGTAATAATTGACAAAGAAGGTCAGGTCTATGTTACAGGATCAGAAAGCTTTTGGAGATCATTTATTGCGATTTATGAAGTAATGTCTGATGAGGAAGAGACAGTGTACAGCATTAAGGTATACCGTAGAGAGAGTAAAAACTACAAAGGAAAAGATTTTCTAACATGTAGAATCATTTAACTAAAAGCCCTTCCCTAATAAGGGGGGGCTTTATCATTAACAAAGGGGGCTTCCACATGACTGAGCGAAAAAAACAACAACGCCGGGTGATGCGTTTTATTAAAAACGCAACGAAAAGGGGCTTTGAATTTGACGCTAACCAGATATCAGAGATTATCAGCACAGCATCCTTAAGAAATCTTAGAGAACTTAATCCTAGTAAGTTATATGAATTAGCTACTTATGTAAAACAAGATACAGGAGAAATATTATCAGGTGTTGAAGGAAGAAAATTAGAACGTAGAGAAGCGGCCTATAAAGGTATATTACGAAAAAAACAAGCTAAAAAAGCTAGAGCATCTTTTGTTGATATTGTTATCCGTAATTATCGTAGACAGATATTAGGTTTTCCAAAAAAAGTGTCTGATATTGTTATACAAGCACTTAATAACGCAATAGACTTATCAGGACGTGAAGCAGTGGCTACTAGGCTTGAAAATAATGCAGAATCATTATCAGACTATCTAAACCGCTCAAAACTGTTTGGAGATAGCATCTCAGCAATTATATCTTATTGTCAAGCAATGTTTGGAGACTTGCCCGGAATGACAAATGAGGATGTAATTAATGTCTCAGACATTTTAGACGGTTTAGAATCGTATGAAACAACGTGATTTTACTTACTTTGTAGGAGATTTTGAAACTACAGTATATGATAATCAAGAGTATACAGAGGTATGGGCATCTGCTGTAGTTCCGTTATATTCTGAAAGCGTGATAATACACCACTCACTACTTGATACGTTTAATTATTTAAAAGCGCTTCCGGGTAATATATGTATTTACTATCACAACTTAAAATTTGACGGTTCTTTCTGGCTACCATTTTTAATAGAAAATATAGGATTTAAACAGGCTTATATCAAGATAAAGACAGAACAAGGTGAGCTTATAGAATGGAAGTCAGAAAAGAAAATGTTCAATAAGGAATTTAAATATTCTATTTCAGATCGTGGAGCATGGTATAATATTATCATAAAAGTGAATAATAAGATAATAGAAATACGTGACTCCCTGAAGCTTTTACCATTTAGCGTGGCTGAAATTGGCAAAAGTTTTGGGACAAAACATAAAAAACTTGATATGGAATACAAGGGATTTAGATTCTCAGGTTGTGAAATAACGCCTAAAGAGAAAAAGTACATTGCAAATGATGTATTAGTCGTAAAAGAAGCTCTTGAAATAATGTTCGATCAGGGCCATGACTCGTTAACTATAGGCTCATGTTGTTTAAAGGAATTTAAACGTACATATGACAAGGAATATTACAACATATTATTCCCAAATATGTATGATATATTACTAGATAAAAAAACTTACGGAGCTGAAAATGCAGGCCAATATATTAAGCGATCTTATAAGGGTGGTTGGTGCTATTACGTAGAAGGAAAGCAAGGTAGGATATTAAAAAATGGTTTGACAGCAGATGTTAACTCGTTGTACCCATCTGAAATGCATTCTGATTCTGGAAACTATTATCCAGTGGGAAAACCGAAATTTTGGAGCGGTGACTATATACCTGACATGCCGGAACATGCGTATTATTTTGTGCGTGTAAGATGTAGATTTTATTTAAAAGATGGCATGTTGCCGTTTATACAGATAAAAAACTCATTTATGTATTTAGGAAATGTGTGCTTGACTACAAGCGATGTATGGGACGACGAGCAAAATAGTTATTGTCAGGAATTAATTATGCCAGATGGATCAGTAAAGTCAACTGAGGTTACTCTAACTCTAACAATGATAGACTGGATATTGTTTAAGGAGCATTACGAACTTGTCGACTGTGTCATATTAGATGGGTGTTGGTTCCATTCAGAGATAGGGCTATTTGATGAATACATTAATTTGTACAAAAAAATTAAAGAGGAATCAAAAGGAGCCATACGGACATTAGCAAAGCTTTTTATGAATAACCTCTACGGTAAGTTAGCGGCTTCTGACGATAGCTCATTTAAAATTGCATACATTAAAGATAATGGTTCTATAGGGTTTAAGCCCATCAAAGAAAACAAGAAACAACCTGGTTATATACCGTGTGGATCAGCTATAACATCATATGCAAGAAATTTTACCATACGTGCGGCACAAAAAAATTTTTATGGTGCAGACAAGCCAGGTTTTGCGTATGCTGATACTGACAGTCTACACTGTGATGATATGTCGCCTGAAGATTTAGTTGATATACCTGTGCATGAATCTAAGTTTTGTCACTGGAAATTAGAATCGTTTTGGGATAGAGCTATATTTACACGTCAGAAAACATATATTGAGCATGTGACTCATGAGAACCAGAGAAAGATTGATACACCTTATTATGATGTAAAAGGCGCCGGAATACCGGAAAGAAGTAAAAAGATATTTATTGATAAAATAGAAAAAGGTGAATATGATTTAACAGATTTTAAGGTTGGATTAAAATTAGAGGGTAAATTAGTTGCAAAAAGAATTAAGGGCGGAACTATATTGAAGGAAACAACATATGAAATGAGGTAAAATAAATGATAAAATATATAGAAGAAATGGAATATTGTCTTGAAGATTTAAAGGATACTATAAGAGTGATAGCAAAAGAATTTATTCTTAAACCATTCCCTGAAGGTGTCTATTCTGCTAATACCACGCAATATATTTACACTCAATTTTTTGAAAAGTTATATGATAAAATAGTAGCTCAAGATATACTTTCAAGGCAATTGGATGAAATAACTAATTATTTGTTACGTCAATATGAATTAATCGCACATTTATTAGAACAAAGGGATGATTTAAAGCAAATTAATATAAACTTAACAGAGAAATATGAAGAATTAGAAAATAAATATAAAACCATGGAAAGAAATTTTTACGATGCTTTTTCATAACATTAAAGAGAGGGATTGCTCCCTCTCTTATTATATCTTAATAACCGGTGCGTATAAGCATCTGACATTGATGGATATATAACAGGCGTTACATTTAAAACGTGTCTCCCTACTACATACATATACGCTGGCGGTTTTAGATATCAATATGATAATGTTTTTAATATAGCTTCTTTACATCTAAGGTCTTTAAATCTAAAGCAACCTTTTTCAAAATAATATCTAAGGGTGTTAATCAAAAAGCCACACCTTTTAAGCATTATGTAATTAATATTATGGTCTTCTGTAGTTACAGCTATCTTTAATTTAAACTGGCTGTCTGCCCTTGAATCACAATATATAACACCTTCTGTAGCATACTCTCTTACACCATAATCATTTCCATTATACCTAATAGTGCATAAATAATTGGACGAGCCTTCAGGCTTTTCTATAAAAGATGTATTGTCATTGAGATAAACATTTTCAGAAGAATAAGCAACGTAACTGTTATTACTAAAAGCCCTGTTGAATCCGCTGGCTTTTTGAGCTTCCGAAACACTTTCAAGAAAACTTTGTTCAAGCACATAACCATCGCCCCTTAAAAATTTAGTTTCATTTTTCAACCGATCTGTTATACCCATTTCAACATAATACGGATTGATGATTGTTACTGCATTAGAAAGCATATATACGGGAACATATTTAACTTGCTCACCATTACCACGTGCAATTGAAGTGTGTAACGATATAAATTTTCTTATTTCATCTGAACAGTAGTGGTTAGTTTCACTTTGAAATTCATCAAATAATAGTTTCGTTATGTCAGATAATAAGTGACTGTATTTTTTAATTTGATCCGAACTATTCAAAGAAAGAGCATAACCGCAACTAACCTCATCAACAAAAAGCTCATGAAAAATTCCGCCAGCTTTTCTTTCAGATTTCATGGTAGTACCAGGAAAAAATAAATTAGATAAGTCCTTATAAAATTTGTCTGAACAATCATCTAACTCATAATTATATCGATATATTAACCCAAATTTTTCTTTATTCTTGAAAAATCTATTCATAAAATATCGTCCGTAATAAGTAGTTTTACCTGACGAACGATTTCCCGTTGTTATGAAAAGTTCAGGCTTCTTACCATTAATGTCTTTCATGGACAAAAGCTTTGTCCCATCGTAATACTTTTGTAACATTTTTTGTAACACATCCTTAATAAATATATGAATATTATTTTAATTAATTATAACATATATCTTGTAATTATGCAACACTTATGCTATAATTAATAATATAGATCAAAGAAAGGAGACATTTATGGACTGGAACGGTATAGCAAGCGTGATTTCATCATTAGGTTTTCCGATTGTCATGTGTATTATATTAGTATGGTACATAAAAGATTCTAACGACAAGCAAAGACAGCAGATAAAGGAAATAAACGATCAGCATAGTTCTGAAATGTCTGGAATAACAGAAGCATTAAATAATAACACTTTGGTTATTCAGAAATTATGTGACAAGATGGACTTAATCAACAAGGAGGTATAGCATGGGTGACATTGAAAAAACTGTACAGCATATGGTTGACTTAGCCAACGATGATAAACACGGATATTCACAGGTCAACAGATACGGCCCAGATTATGACTGTTCGTCATCTATATCTGAATCACTCATAGTAGGTGGGTTTAACGTATCTAAATTTTCCACCACTAGAAATTTATATAATCAGCTTATTAATGTTGGGTTTAAATCTATACCAATTAATACAACTAGAAAGCGTGGGGATATTTTTCTTGCTGTAGGTTCTCATGTTGTAATGTGCGTTGATGCTGATAATATTGTACACGCTTCAATCGATGAAAACGGCGATATTATTGGAAGACAATCTGGCGATCAGACTGGTAAAGAATTTTGTATCCGCTCCTATTATAGTCACCCGTGGGATTATCATTTGAGATACTCTGAGCAAAACACAAATACAGGTTATACCTATAATGAGGGTTATGACTACACACTACAATATAATATGTGCGTTAGAACAGGTGCCGGAATTATGTTCAGGGCTAAAACACACGATGAATTAACAGTAGATGGGCGAAGACATGACAAGGATAAAAACGGATGCTTAGACGCTGGTACAGTAATTACGGCTTTAGAGATTAAAAAAGTTGGAAAAGATATTTGGTTAAGATGTCCGTCAGGGTGGGTAGCAGGTGTATACAATGGTGAGGTGTATGTAAAATAATGCCAGATATAACCGCCGCTTATAATTGGGTAATAAGACAATGCAATGCGCCAAATGTTGGATATAGTCAAGCTTACAGACAAGGGCAAATTGTAAATGGGATTAAATATTATGATTGCTCTAGTCTAATGTCTGAAGGCTTAACAGTAGGAAACTTTTTTCAGACAAATCCGTGGTTCACAACGGCCAGTGAACCAGATTATCTAATAGGCGCAGGTTTTACACAGCACCCGGCAAGCGTTGAATGGAATGCTGGTGATATAGTCTGGAGACGTGGACACACTGAAATGGTCTATCAAAATAGAATAACCATGGGTGCCCATACTGACACATATCCGTTAGATCAACAAGTGTCCATCAATACGTATGCAAGCGATCCCGCATCATATACGTATGTATATAAATATGGAAACGGAGCACTGCCCGCAAATAGTTACAACGTTTGGATGGGGTGGGTTCCAAATGAATCTGGATTCCCTTACGGCAGTACGCAATCTCTCGCAGTAATGGGCGACAGAGGGAGAGCTTATGGAGCATATCAGTTTGACTATAGATATGGATTAGTGCCCTTCCTGGAGTATTGTGTCAATAATTACCCACAGTTTAACGGGTTTACGCCATTCATATCATTGGGGGCTGGAAATACTCAGCTAGTAAATAACAATATACTACATTCATTATTTGCGAATTACGCAATTAATTATACATCAGATTTTCTAGCGGCACAAAACGCCGTAGCTATAGAGCAATACTTACAGCCAGCTATTGATTATATTACTAACAATTATAATTATGACATTAAAGATAAAGGCGCAGTAGTATTAGGATCGCTGTTCTCAATGGCGATACGTAGCGGAGCAATAACAGCGGCTAGAAAATATGCAAATTGCGCAGGTATGTCACCTGTAGATATTATAAATTATACTTATGATACATACGGGGACGGGGATGCCGGAAGATGGCTACCAGGCACAGCTATATCACAAAGAGATAAAGCTTTAAACGCTTTAGTAACAGGCGATGATATTTTCGACCTAAATGCAGGCGGAGGGGAACAACCGAAACCACCTCAAATACAAGAATCAAAATTAATGTTCATGTATTTAAAAAATGAAAGGAGAAACAAAGGTTATGGCTATAAGAACCACAGACGAATTATTGGATAGTGTTAGAAGACGTATTGGTGATGATATATCAGATGACGCTATTCAGCTTGTAGAAGATGTTACCGACACGTTGAGAGATTGGGAGAGTAGAGCTAGCGTTGATTGGGAATCCAGATATCGAGAAAACGATGACGAATGGAGAAGACGCTATATGGAGCGCTTTAATGCTTCTGCTGACGCAATCACAACGCCGGAGAGAGTCGTAGAGGAACAAAAAGAAAATGTTTCAGACGACGGTAAAAAAAGAACTTATGAAGAATTATTTGAAGAAAGAGAGGGTTAATAATTATGCCGACTAAACCTCAGGTAAAAACGCTTAATGCTAATTCAGTAGAAATTTTAAATACGCTTAGAGCTAACGCAAGCCCTAACTATCAGGATATGATTCCCTACGCAGAAGGCTCACTTGATTCTGTAAGAGAAATTGGAGCCATTATCATGCAGTATCCAGCCTTGCAGAATGAATTTTTATCTGCTCTTGTAAATAGAATAGGTATGGTACTTGTAACATCTAAGTTATATCGCAATCCGTGGGCATTTATGAAACAGGGAATGCTTGAGTTTGGTGAAACCATCGAAGAAATTTTCGTGAATATTGCGAAGCCGTTCGAGTTTAATCAGGAAAGAGCGGAAACCACAATTTTCAAGAGGGAAATTCCCGATGTAAGAGCGGCTTTTCATGTAATGAATTATACCAAATTCTATAAGGCCACTATTTCCAACGATCAGCTTCGTCAGGCATTTTTGAGCTGGAACGGAATTACTGATTTAATTGCTAGAATTGTAGATTCTATGTACACAGGTGCAAACTACGACGAATTTATAAGCATGAAATATCTTCTTGCAAAACACTTGATTGCTGGAAATATTTATGCTAATCAGATTGACACAGTTTCTACCGAAAATATGAAATCTATTGTAGCAACTATTAAGGGTGTTTCAAATTCTTTAGAATTTTTGAGCAATAAATATAACTACAATGGTGTAGAGACTTACACAAACAAATCAGATCAGTATATACTGGTTAACGCAAAATTTGACGCCACCATGGATGTTGAAGTTTTAGCTTCCGCTTTTAACATGGATAAAGCTGAATTTATGGGTAGACGTGTTCTTGTGGATAGCTTTGGAAACCTTGACAATGCGCGCCTTAAATTACTGTTCGCTGAAGACCCTAATTACACAGAAATATCAGAAGATGATTTACAGGCGTTAGACAATATTCCGGCTGTAATGGTCGATAGATATTTCTTTATGATCTTTGATAACTTTTACAACTTTACAGAGCAGTACAACGGGGAAGGGCTTTACTGGAATTATTGGTACCATACCTGGAAAACATTTTCTATTTCTCCGTTCCATAATGCTGTCGCATTCGTCCCAGGTGCGCCGACTATCACTAGCGTAACAGTAGAGCCTTCAAAGGCTAGTGGAGCTGTAGGATCAACTATACAGTTAAGTGCAGAAGTAGTTAGTAAAAACTTTGCGCCAAAAACTGTTACCTGGTCTAGCAATTCAGAAAGCGTGACAGTAAATTCTAACGGACTTGTAACAATTGGAACTGGCGCAACCGGATCAGTTACCATTACGGCTACTAGCACATACAACACGACTAAATCAGGAACCTGTACAATCACAGTATCATAAGGGGTGAGGGCGTAAGCCCTCTACCTTAGAAAAGAGTTAATATATGTATATAACACCAAATACGCAACTAAGATTATTATATGATATACCCCTTGATAATACATATAAAAATACGCTATACTTTGAAAGTATGACACAACAGATTAATTTCTTTTTAGGTAAAACTAAGCTCAATTTTACTGAATTGTCATATCAGAGAATAGATGACGGCGTATTAAGAATAGACGTTAATCCTGGAGACGTATATAATTGTAACTATATGATGTTCCAAAACACAGCATATGATAATACATGGTTTTACGCTTTTATTACAAATGTACAATATGTCAATAATGCTTGCACATATATCTATTATGAAATTGACGTAATGCAGACGTGGTTTTTCCATTGCACATTGAAAGAGTCGTTTGTTGTTCGTGAACATCCATTAACAGATAAACCTGGCGATAATTTACAGGGAGAGAGTCTTCCCGTTGGAGAGTATGTATGCAATTATACATCTAAAGCAGGATTAAGCCAGAGTCATATTATAATCATGGCCCTATCTGCAGGAGTCGTATCAGGTGGAGCAAGAGGTATGATGTGCGGCATATATCAAGGGATAGAATATTATGGATACGATATCACAGAAGACGGTGTTAACAGGCTAAACAATGACATTGATACAGTAACGGAAAAGAATCAAAAAGACGGTATTGTGTGCATATTCATGGCTTCAAAAGAATTTTTTGACATGACGCCCTTTAACACATCAGTTGTTAAAAATTATGAGCATAGCAGGAGGCCATCAAATTTAGACGGATACACGCCTAGAAACAAAAAGTTGTTGACATACCCTTATTGCTTTGTTTTGGTCAATAATTCGATGGGAGCAACAGCAACTTATAGATATGAATTTTTTGACAAAACAAAAAATAATGTGCTTGTTACGTTTGAATTGTCTGGTGAAGTTAGTTGCAATCCTAGTGTTTTACTACAGCCAAAAAATTATAAGGGTGCGACAAACGGATATAATGAGTGTTTGGTTATTGATGGTTTTCCGCAGTGCCCATATGCAATTGATTCTTACAAAGCGTGGGTAGCCCAAAACGTAGGTGTATTTGGGATAAACATGATTACTAGCGTAATAACAGGGCAAATAAACCACAGCATGAACACGATTAATAATCTCACAAACTACAGAACAGAGGGTTATGTTGATCGCGGAGTAAGTGAGTTAAAGAGCCAGGCTACAGGAGCATATATAACCGCTCAAACTGCCGGATCAATGGCTAAAGATACTGTAGCCGCTATAGCTGATTCAAGCAGAGGGTTAGCTATACAAGGTACAATTAGCGGAAACGCTATGTATGCCAGAGGTGCACTGGACTTTTGGTGCTACAACATGTCTATCAATGCTGAATATGCGAGAAAAATTGATTCATATTTTGACATGTTCGGATATGCCACAAATGAAGTGAAAGTTCCTAGGCGATCCGGTAGGCCACATTGGAATTATGTTGAAGTAAAAAATTGTAATATAAATGGTCATTGCCCATCTTCAGATTTATCTTTAATAAAAAGAATTTATGAACGTGGAATAACTTTTTGGAGAAATGCTGATGAAGTGGGTAACTACTCGCTAGATAATAGCGCACCATTTTAAGGAGCTTATATGGGTAGAAATAGAAACTTTTGGGAGAGTAGAAAAAGAAATAATCAAACCTTTATCATGTATTATGAGCGTCTATTATCTATAGCTATATCACGGTTTAAGTGGAACAATTTACCACCTAGCGTAGACAGTAGATTTTTAGAGCTAGTATTGTGTTGTAAAGGTTATGCGTGTTTTTTCAGAGATGACGTTATGGGGTATTTAGCTTTGGAATCTACCATCGGAGGGGAGTTAACCGTATATAGAATACCAAAGTATAGAATGGCGTATGCTACAAACGGTTATCAAATGAATTTAACAAATGAAGATAGTGTTTTAATATTTAACAATTTAATTCACACCCCTAGTATGCTTGATATAGAACTATATGCCTTAAAACTATATGAAATAGATAGGACAATTGATATTAATATAAAAGCACAGAAAACCCCTATCTTAATCACATGCGCAGAAAATCAATTACTTACGCTTAAAAACTTGTATCAACAGTATGATGGAAATGAGCCTGTTATATTTAAAGACAAATATATTGATACGAAAAATTTAAGTGTATTAAAAACTGACGCTCCATATGTTAGTGATAAGCTTACAGAGCTTAAGACCCAAACATGGAACGAGTGTCTTACTGCTTTAGGTATATCCAATGTTAGTTATCAGAAAAAGGAAAGGTTGATTTCCGATGAAGTTTCAAGATCAATGGGCGGAACCATGGCAAACAGGTTCAGCGTTTTGGAAGCAAGAAAACAAGCATGTGATCAGATAAACAGAATGTTTCCTGAATTAAACATAAGTGTTGAATTTAACGAAGATATTAATATAATTGATGATAAAGAGATTTTAGGGGAAAGGAGTGATGAAGAATGAGTGTGTATACAGCTCAACTAAAAACCATCTGTGAATCATTTGCAGGACTTACTTACCCAGCTGGATATGATGAAATAGATAATGTTATTAATCTGGCTAGACCTAAAATTTTTAGATTCAATTACCCTATATTTGATAATGTCTATAAACCTGTGCTTGAAACAAAAATAATAAAACATTATTTTACCAGGGAAATATGCTGGGATACGGTTGGCCGCTGGTTACTTGAACTAGATTCAAGGTTTAATGTAATCATGCCGTATTATAATAAATTGTATGAATCAGAGTTAATCAAATTTAATCCCATGTTTGATACTGATTTATACAGGACTTACAACAGGAAAAGGGATGAAAAAAGGGACATCAATGAAAACAGGAATGGGGAATCTAACACCAATACCACAAGCAATTCAGAAAGCTATAATTTATTCAATAATACTCCGCAAGGTGGGCTGGATGGTATTGACAGCATGAAATACTTGACAACAGCCACAAAAGACACGGCTAATAATTCTTCTAACGCAACAAGTAATTATAGTGGGACTATGTTAAACAATCAAACGCTTAATAACCTAGAGGATTATATAGAGCATGTGTCAGGAAAAAACGGGACAGAAAATTATTCAGATATGCTGAATAAATTTAGAAGCACGTTTTTGAATATAGACGCGGATATTATTGGAGAATTAAGCGATCTCTTTTTCGGTATTTATTAATCAGAAAGGAGGTTAAAATGTTAAAACCTTATTACGGGTGTTGCAGATTCACTAGAATCCTTCCAGTAACTTACACTGATTCAATTTCGCCATACGATCAAATGTGTAAAATACAGGACAAAATCAATGAAGTAATAGAAGCGTTGAATAATATCAATGTTGATTTTGAGAATTATGTGAATCAAAAAATAAGCGAATTAAAAACGTATGTTGATAGTGAAAACCAGAAACAAACTATTTTGTTAGAAAATGAAATCAATGCTGTTGATGGAAAGCTATCAACATTTATCGAAACAACGTATGCTGACTTTGTCACCGAAACAGGGCAGAAATTCAATGAAGTATACGAAGAAATTTCAAAAAGAATTTTTGAAGTATATACCTATATTGACAAAGCAGATAACAGCATAAAACAATTAATAGCTGTAGAAATTGAGAAGCTTAAAAAATATGTGGATGAAAGCATTCTAGGAAAAATACTAATCTTTAATCCTACGACTGGATATAAAGAAAGTATTGATAAAGTTGTAAATGACATCTATGATACATTGAGATATTGGGGAGTTACAGCTTTAGAATTCGATGACTACGGTATAACCTGTACATCATTTGATAACATGGACTTAAGTGCGATTAAATTTGATGTATATGGTAGAGAATGGTTTGGAAAGTATTATCCACACTATATTTTCGACTTTGAAAATGGAAGCTATGATCGAATACAGGATGTGCTGTATAGATTTGTTCAGACTACCAGGCCACTGTCAATAGATGCTAGTGGATTTGATGGAAAAGACAAAGACGCAACTACATTAGACGGGTATGCTTTTACTGCATATACATTCGATAGTACAGCTTCTCAAATTATTTCATAAAGAAAGGAAAAAAAATGAGTGCTACAAATAAAACAACTAATTATGAATTACCGGAATTCGTTGGGACTGATAAGCCTAGTTGGTTAACAGATTTTAACGGAGCAATGACTAAAATCGATACCGCTTTGCACGACTTAAGCGAAGGTCAGGCGAATGGCGTATCTAAGCAGTATGTAGATGAACAGATTGCTACAGTGACTAAAGCGTTAAATAATCTACAGGGCAATGTGGACGCTATTAATACTAAACTTAAAAAATACCTTACTATTGGTACTGCACAGGATGGCATCACGGCTACACAGTACGATACATTGAAGGTTAATGAGTAAGAAAGAGAGGTTAAATAATGGGAGCAACAAGCCATACAGCTAATTACGATCTTCCACAGTGGATAGGTACAGATAAGCCTACTTTTTTAGGCGATCTGAATGACGCTTTTTTGAAAATAGACACTGGAATGAAAACTAACCAGAGCGAAATAAGCGGTGCTACTAGCGATGCTGGAAATGCACTTGCTAAAGCCACTAGCGCAGAACAGGCGGTAAACACGTTAACCCCGCTTGTAAATACGGCTAGTGAAAATGCAAGCCAGGCTTTGACTACGGCTAACAATGCCGCTAGTACAGCTAATACAGCTAATACAAATGCTAATGCGGCTATATCAAAACTTAATGGATTTAATTGGAGTGCAAGCACAGCACTGACAAAACCGGTCGGCACTCCTTGGGAGGGTCATACAGTAAATTATTGTCGAAATAGCGGACTTTACCTATTAAATCTGTACGGTGAAATTGTTGGATCTTTCAATAATTCACACAATATGATTGCTAATAATTCCGTATTATTCACCCTCCCATCATCATTCCCGGCACCTACTCAGAAAAGAAATATATTTGGCGGTATACTGATTTATGTCAACATTAATGGGGTAGCGTTAATGTTACCGGGTATTTTAGAGGTTCATACAGATAGAACATGTGTAGGCGTTTGCAATGAAACACAAGAAAAATGGAATTTCTGTTATATACAGGTTCTTGTTAACACTAGTTCATGGTAATAACAGT